ATTAATATGAACCTACAAGAACATATAAGAAGAATATTAAGGGAAGAGGTGAATGAATCAACCGTAGTTAGAAGAAGATTAGACGAGTTACCTAAACATATAACATCGTCATATAAATGGTTAGACCCAAAAAGATTCGGTAACTTTGATGAGTTTTTAAATAGAGTTATCTTTCAAACCGTAAGGGACTTTTCTTCTGAATTAGGGATTCAAGATTATGAAAGATTATTAGAAGTAAGAGAGGAAATAAAACCTTTTGTGACACAATACATTAATGATAATTATTTAGAAGATATTAAATACTATTTTGACATTTTCAGGTGAAACAATTACAAAAAAAAAGAATATGAACTTACAAGAAGACATAAAAAGAATAAGAGAAATGATGATCTCTGAGGAGATGGTCCAATCAGATGCTTGGAAATCAATTAAACAAACTTTAGATATTCTCAAAGATAAGAAAAAAGTATTACTATTAAGTTGTTCCAATAGATATAATTGGGATGAAAAAAACATAGACATACCAAAGTCCAAGATGATAGCAATGTACTTGAACGATGAGTTGGGTGATAAGTCAGTATTAATTGATGTCCCTGAACTTAAAATACTTCCTTGTGAGGGTAATGTATCAAGAAAAGACGGTAATCAATGCGGTATTAAAGATGCGGTACTAAAAGATGACAAGAAAAATCCTTCGGGATATCACAGATGTTGGGCAAGTATTAATAACAAAACCGATGAACTGTGGAAAATATCTAAAGAATTATTTGAAAGTGACACTGTTATATTTTTTAGCTCGATACGATGGGGTCAGACTAATATGTACTATCAAAAATTAATTGAACGTTTAACTTGGATTGAAAATAGACAGACGACATTAAAAGAAAAAAATATTGTTGAAAATATTGAAACTGGTTTTATATGTGTTGGACAAAATTGGAATGGAGAAAATGTTACAAAAACACAAATGGAAGTTCATAAATTTTATGGATTTAAACCTAATAAAAAACTATATTGGAATTGGCAATACACAACCGACGCTTATGACGAAAGTAAATCTTCTTACAAAAAATCCCACAAAAAATTCATTGATGATATGGGGTTATGAAATTGGTTATTATAAATATAAATCATCAACAACACCAATGGTTGATTGTTTGAATTGTTATCCAATTAACGATACTATTAAAGATTACATAATTAATCAAAAATTTGTTGAGTTTGAATATGAAAAAAGTAACGTCAAACTATTGAACGGGAAAATTATCGCACTAATATAAAGTATAGGTAAATAAAGTTTTTCTTTAATTTTTACTTAAAAAAAACCTAACCTATATTTATATGTGATATGGCAAATGGTATTACTTATGGAATTTCTTTTCCTTTTGTTGACTCTTTTACAGGTCGTTATTTGGACGTAACAAATTCAACTGAGGGTGAAATAAGAGCAAATTTAGTTCATTTATTACTAACAAGAAAAGGATCGAGATATTTTTTACCTGATTTTGGAACTCGTCTTTATGAGTTTATATTTGAACCTTTAGATGGACCAACTTTTTCAGATATTGAAGCCGAAATAAGAAGCACCATTGGAACTTATATGCCAAATTTACAGGTAACCAATATAAGTGTAGAACCAGCATCCGCAGGTTTAGAGGATAAAGGTTATACAATAAACAAAGAAGGTGAAAGAGAGTTCAAAGTTACTAATATTGCAACTTTAGAGCACACCGCAAAAATCAAAATCGACTATAAAATAACCGACTCGGCTTTTGAATCTCAAGATTTTATCATTATCAATATTTAACATTATATGGCAGAAAAGAAAATATCATACGTTGCAAGGGACTTTCAAGGTGTAAGAACCGAGTTGATTAACTTTACACGAGCCTATTATCCTGACTTAGTCCAAAATTTTAATGACGCAGGTATTTTTTCTGTTATGTTGGATTTGAATGCTGCGGTCACCGATAATTTAAATTATCAAATTGATCGAAGTATACAAGAAACTGTATTACAATTCGCACAACAAAAAAATTCTGTATATAATATTGCAAGAACATATGGTCTTAAAGTTCCTGGTCAAAGACCATCAGTTGCCTTAATTGATTTTTCAATTACAGTTCCTGCCTTCGGAGATAGAGAAGATTTAAGATATTGTGGTGTTTTAAGAAGGGGTTCACAAGTTAATGGTGGAGGACAGCCGTTTGAAACCGTATACGATATTGACTTTGCATCACCAATTAATGCCGAAGGATCACCAAACAGAGTAAAAATTCCCAACTTTGATTCTAGCGGTAAATTATTAAATTATACGATCGTAAAAAGAGAAGTTGTTGTAAATGGTATTACAAAAGTATATAAAAGAGTAATTACACCAAATGACTCAAAACCTTATTTAGAATTGTTCTTACCAGAAAAAAATGTTTTGGGTATTACAAGTGTTTTATTAAAACCTGGAACACAATATTCGACAATTCCAAACCCACAAGATTTTTTAAGTTTAGGTCCCGAAAGATGGTATGAAGTTGATGCGTTAGTTCAAGATAGAGTTTTTATTGAAGACCCAACCAAAACTTCAGATCAACCAGGTATTAAAGTGGGAAGATATATTACAACATCAAACAAATTCATTTCTGAATATACACCTGAAGGATTTTGTAAAATGACTTTTGGTGGGGGAAATATTTCTGCCGATGAACAATTAAGACAATTTGCAATTGATGGGAAAGGGTTTGATTTAAGTAGATATACAAATAATTATGCTTTAGGTGCCGCTCTTTCGCCAAACACGACATTATTTGTTCAATATAGAATTGGTGGTGGTTTATCAAGTAATTTAGGTATTAATACAATCAACCAAATTGGAACCGTTTCATTTGCGGTGAATGGACCTTCACAAAGTGTTAATAATAGTGTTATTAATAGTTTACAATGTAATAACGTAACTGCTGCCATTGGTGGGGCAAATCCACCAACAACTGAAGATGTTAGAAATTTGGTGGCATTTAACTTCGCAGCACAAAACAGGGCCGTAACAGTAAATGATTACAATTCGTTAATTAGAACAATGCCTTCTCAATTTGGGGCACCAGCAAAAGTTGCCATAACTGAAGAAAACAACAAGATAAAAATTAAAATGTTGTCTTATGATTCAAGCGGAACTTTAACAAATGTTGTGTCAAACACTTTAAAACAAAATGTTGCAAATTATTTATCAAACTATCGAATGATAAATGACTACATATCTATTGAAGCTGCAGAAACAATAGACTTGGCCGTAACAGTTGATGTTGTTTTAGACAATAGTCAAAATCAAGGAGCAATTATCTCAAAAACAATTCAAATTATTACCGACTTCTTCAACCCGCTAGTTAGAAACCTTGGTCAAAATGTTAATATTTCTGAACTCAGAAGATTAATTCAGTCAGAAAATGGAATTGTAAGTATTACAGATATTTTATTCTTTAATCAAGTTGGGGGACAATATTCATCTAGTCAAACATCTATGCCGTATGCAGACCCTGCTACAAGACAAATACAACCAACCGCAGACACCTTGTTTGCAACACCTACACAAACATATCAAATTAGATACCCAAACAAAGATATAAATGTCAGAGTTTTAAACCTCAGATCGGTAAACTTTTCGTAGCAATTTATTTTTTTCAAACTATAACTATTTTTATCAAAATAGCAAATAAACTATTTATGAAAAAAACGATTTTTAATGCCTAAATCATATAGAATAAGAACCCAAGTTGGTGTAGACAAATACATAAACGTTAATTTAGAACAGGATTGGGAATCTTTGGAGATATTATCTTTAAAGATTTTGGCAAACGATGTGTATACTCGTTTTTGTTCTGATTATGGAGTTGTGACGGGTAGAGTTTTTGTAAACGGAGGATTTGGATTGCCAAACGCTAAAGTATCGGTTTTTATACCATTAGAGGCTGCTGATGAATTAAATCCAGTAATTTCAGAACTATATCCATATAAAACGATAACTGAAACCAACGCTGATGGTTATAGATATAATTTATTACCCAAACTGCCATCATATAAAGGTCACGTATCAACCGGTTCATTTCCTAATAAGGCGGATGTTTTGATGGATGGGTCGTATATTGAGGTATACGACAAATATTATAGGTTCACCGTTACAACAAATGAAAGTGGTGATTTTATGTTTTTTGGAGTTCCAATCGGGACTCAAACGATTGTTATGGACGTTGATTTATCAGATATAGGTTGTTTTTCATTATCACCACAAGATTTAATTCAACAAGGTTTAGCAACAGAAAGTCAAGTAAATGGTGCTAGATTTAAATCGTCCACAAACCTTAGAGAATTACCCCAAATTAAAAATTTAGTTTTTGATGTTGATGTTAGACCTTTTTGGGGAGATGCGGACCTTTGTCAAGTTGGTATAACAAGGGTTGATTTTGACTTAACAAAACAAGCAAATATTAACATCCGACCTACGGCGATTTTTATGGGGTCGATTATCTCGACAACTGATGACGACGCTTTAAAGGTAAGTTGTAAACCAAAAAATAACACGGGTAATTTATGTGAATTAGTTGCAGGACCTGGTGAAATTCAAGCAATTAGACAAACCATATTTTCGGATGATAATGGACTTCCGATTTTAGAAAGATACCAAATAGAACAAGAAGGAAAGGTTATTGATGCTGACGGAACTTATTTATTAAATGTACCAATGAACCTTGATTATGTTTTTACCAATGAGTTCGGACAACAAGTAATATCTAATGATCCAAAAAAAGGAATACCAACAAAAGGGAAATATAGATTTAGGTTTAAGTGGCAAAACGAACAAGGACTTCAAGGAAGTTTTCAAAGAGCAAATTTTTTAGTTCCAAATATTAAAGAATATGGTTGGATAAATTCTGCAAATGATCCCTTTGACACAAGTCAAATTGGTACATACAATTATCCTCAGATCCCTGTTGGATCTA